GATGGGTAGCTGGTATAGAATTAAAAAAAATGATCAGATTGTGTTTTGCCCGAACACAAGTAATACAGATACTGAGCGTGCATACGTCCATGATAATTTGTTTCCCGATTTATATGATAATAATCGAGCTGAGGCGTACGGTTACGATTTAACAGTTCTGCATCGTGACATGATGGGTGGTTGCGCTACCGTCATAGTTTATCTTATACCAAACAAATCAAACCAAAAAAAAACAGCCGGTAAATTTGTTTACAATTTAGATTTACCAACTTTTGGCGACTACGACGTTGATGTCGCGCACTTGTTGTATAGCGAGAACACAATACCTGATCGCGCTACTGAACCATATTCGATTGACCGTTGGAATGCCATTATGTTATCGAAATCGAAAAACACTGAAGTTGCATCATTACCTGAGGTATTGCAAACACTCGATGTTAATGGGCACGGTCATATTTGTGACAAATGCATGTTACCGTATGTTCATGAACATGCACTCGGTAAATGGAAAGACAGTCATTCGCTTAAGGCTGCGCATCCACAGTTCATTTTTGATTGCCCATATCCTACATGCGAATTGGGCTATAATCATGTCGATTGTCCAGAAAATTGTACATTGCCAAACCATCATAATGCCCGTTTAGAGCTGTCGAAGAAAACTCAAAATGCATTTAGATTAGACACCGTTGCATTGATCAAGTTAAATACTGTCTTATCGGAAGCAGAAAGTGCTGGCATATTGTTACAACCAAATGATAAGATAATGCACGTTGCTGCCGTTATTGACGAGCAAGTTGTCAATGAAGATGCCATTGTTGCACGGCCATTCAATGAAAATATGAATTTGGCTGGTACCGCTTTTAAATATGGGCAATATTTCGACACTAACCCGATCACAAAAGCGCCAGAGGTGTATATTTGTAATGGAACTGACGGCAGTCCGACTGAGTTGCGCGTCATTAACAGCGCATTTTCCGATGTTATGACTTTTCAGTTTGAAGGTGGCGTGTATTGCATTACTGGCAAAAATTTTAATCGATTATTGATAAACGCTTTTAAAGCGAAGACCACTAACGAACTCAACAAAATATTGTTGTAAAATTTTTTAAATTTTTGCACCGGGTCACCCACACCGTCAACATGTATTGTTTTATTAACACATATACAATTACATTTTCTTAAGTTGAAATCATTAATGGCACATTTAGAATATTCTAAACTTGGTATGCTTACCCAAAATGCACTAGATAACAATTTGTTGCCGCACAATGGTTTAATGGTTAATTGGAAGAAATTGGGTTTGCGTAAAGCGTTAAGCGTTTGGTGCCATGAACAAATACCTGCGCAATTGTTTTGTTGCTCTGTTGACACACACAATCATGCTGAATTAGATTTTACCGATACGAAACGTGTGGTAAATGTCAACAATAATGCCATGCTGCTTTGACAACATGGTGGTACTTTCGGACAAAGATGGCAATATAGTGGTCGCATCTTTAAGTCTTGTTTATCAATCGACCATTATGCCAGTCTTAATAATTTGCTTGAACCGACAGTTGACTGGAAATTAAATGTCCCTAAGTACCCAACAAAAGCATACATAACAAGTATAGTATGCAATAAAAATGAAAAATTGGCTTTAACTCAAATTATGCCAATATTGGATAGCAGTTCAAAATTAATATATTATGATAGTTGTATGGCAAATTTATATGCTGCTATGCGTCGCCAGTGCAGTGCAACCACAAATCCGAATGTTAAATTCATGTTATCGTTGTGGCAGTTCTTTAACGAAGTGATATTTCCTGAAATATGTGAATTACTAAAAGATTTTCATTATAGTTATAATGTGTGGTATAATCATCTTACAGCCGCGCAACAACTTGAAATGGACGGTATTGATCTTGACCGATTGGAAATACGACATGCCAATTCACATTGTAAATGTGAGAAACAAGGAATAGTATTGGGTGTGTTGCCAAAAAACCGTACCATTTGCGCTATGTGTAGTCAACATAAATATGTTATGGGCCCGGTAATATATTCGCTTGAACAATATTTCAAAAAATTTAAAGGTTATTGTGGCGGCAAAACTTGGAATGATCTCGGCAAAGATTATGATATTTGGTTTGATGCTGGCTTCACGAAATTTGTGCAGTCCGACATTTCTGGTATGGATCGCTCTGTCAAACGTGATTTATTAGCAATGATAGAACAAATATATGATTACTTGATACCATTCATACATCACGTTGACCACGATATTTGGTTAAAACATGCTTTCGTTAATAAGACCGTCGTATATGCCAACTATTTTGTCGAT